TTTTTTAAAGAATATATAAAACAAAAAAAATAAAAAAATGTCTCACATAAGAATTGATTCACAAAAAGCACTTAAGAAGTGGTCTCCTGTTCTAGAGAACATGGGTATCACTGATAGTGATCGTTTGGGTTGGATGTCAGAATACGCTGAATTCCACTCAATCAATGAAAATGCCTACGTAAACGCAGGTATTCAAGGTATGGGTAGCGTATTAGCTCCAAACCCAGCCAGCTTCGCTGGTCAAACCATCAACGCAACTCCTGGTTCAGGTGACGTAGCTCAGAATCTACTACCAGTTGCTATGAAAATCGCAGCTCAAACAATCGGTCTTGACCTTGTAGCTGTAAAACCAACTCCTGGTCCAAGAATCGAACTTCTATTCATCGACTTCAGATATGATGATGTAGATGAAGAAGGCGAAGGAAGACCACAAGTTTTCAAAATCAACGCATCTAACCTAGATGCTATCAAAGCTGGTATTACAGCATCTTTGGTTGGTACTACAATCATCGAAACAACTGGTGGTCTTCAAGGTGGAAGAATTTTTGATAACGTATTTGATTCTTCAGCAATGACACAGGCGGTTCCATCAGCATCATCTGATAAAACAGGTATGGTTGAGTTCTTAGGTTTTTCACGTATCGATGGATATCCAATGTTCAGAGCTTACAGACAATCAAATGCTGTAGGTGGCGGAAATCTTAGTCCATTTACATCTCTAAATGCATATGATGCTACTAAGAATACTTTTGGACCAACCGCAACAATTGCTGCTCAAATTCGTAACATCGCTGGTGTAACGGCATCAGGTGTTACAGTTGAACTTGTTTCAGCTCTTGAAGATCATATTCCTGGTTTCTCTGCAAACTGGACAGGAGCATCTGCTTCTGGTGATTATCCAATGGGTCGTGGAGATGATGACAACTCATACGCAGGTGTAATCGGACCAAAAGTTTCTACTAAGTCAGTTGCTGTTGGAACTATCGAAGTTTCATCAGCTCTTAGAAGAACTGAAATTGAGGATATCAAAGCCAACACTGGTATGGATATCACTCAGAAAATGGAAAGCATTCTTGTGAATGAACTTTCACAGACTATCTCTAAGCAAATTGTATTTAAGATTTTCGAAATGGGTACACTCAACAGAGCTTCTGCTCCGACTAGAGGTGGTGTTTCTATCTTTGACTATAACACAGCTTATTCAACAGCTCCAGGTGGTGAAACAACACACGCCTATCAGAGAAAACTTATCACTAAGATGGTTCACGCTTCTAACTTCATCGCTACTGAAGGCCGTGTTGGTCCTGCTCAGTTCGCAGTAACAAATGGAGGTCTAGCAGCATCACTTATGGATATCGCTGGTTACACCATCAACCCTCTAAAATCGAAAATTAGTGGTTCTGGTCAGCTTTACCCAGTAGGTCAAATCGGTGATATCACTGTATATGTTGATCCTTATATGAAATATAACGACAACAGAATCGTAATCGGAAGAAAAAACAACCCTGATCAACCAGGTATTATCTTCGTTCCTTACTTGATGGCACAATCCATCAGTATTATCTCAGAAGCTACATTCGCACCAAGAATGCTTTTGAGATCTAGATACGCTGTAACTGAAGTAGGTTGGTATCCACAAAAGCAGTATATGACAATCAATGTCACAGATACTAACGGATACTTGAACTAATCTTCTTGTAACCAAAAAGAAAAAGTCCCTCCAAAAGAGGGACTTTTTTTGTTTTTCTATATACAATATGAAACATTCGCTCCTCGTCTATGGATAAAATAAGATTAGATAAACTAAATGAAGCCACACAAGGTTACCCGGTTAGATTAAGAGAAAATTTCCTCAAAAATAATTTCTCTGATCTATACAAAGAAATTGTAAGTTTTTGTAAAAATATTGAAGATTTGCCCTTCATTCAGAAAATTTGGCACTGGGTATCTAACAGACCAGATTATTATACCTGTAAATGTGGTGGTAGAACCTCTTTCCACCGCAATTGGAAGGATGGTTACAGAGAGTTTTGTTCAGCAAAATGTTCAGCTACAGATCAATCAACTAAGGAAAAACGAATGAATACTACACTAGAAAAGTGGGGTGTTGATAATGTTTCTAAGTCGGATATCATCAAAAAAAGACAAGAAGAAACCAACCTTGAAAGATGGGGTTATAAATCTAGTTTTCAAAATCCAGAAATACAAGAAAAATACAAGAAAACAGCACTTGAAAAATGGGGTGCAGATCATTATTTCAAGACCGAAGAATTTAGATTGAAAACAAAAAAATATTACCTAGAAAGATGGGGTGTCAACCATCAACTAGAAATTGACCAGGTCAAAGAAAAAATAAAACAAACTTGCTTAATTAAATACGGTGTAGAAACCTATCTAAATACAAAACACTCACGAGATAGTATAAAATCCTATAATAGAAGTAAATTTGAAGATGAGATTTCTTCTTTTTTAGACGAAAATGAAATTGAACATAAAATGGGTGAAAGAGATCTTATTTCACCTCTATTGATTGATATCTATATACCTAGCCACAATCTCGCTATCGAATACAACGGACTTTACTGGCATAGTGAATTCAAAAAAGATAAAAATTACCACCTTACAAAAACAAACTTATGTAAAGAAAGGGGTGTTCAACTTATTCATATCTGGGAAGATGACTGGAAAAATAGAAAAGAAGTTCTTAAATCCATTTTATTAAATAGATGTAAAAAATCAAAAAATAGAATATTTGCTAGAAAGTGCCAAGTTGGAGAAATAACTACAAGAGAAATAGCCTCTAAATTTTTGAATGACAATCATATACAAGGTTATTCAAACTATTCAACAGCAGTGGGCCTTTTTTACGAAGATAGGTTAGTAAGCTTAATGACTTTTGGTTTTCGTTGGATTAATGGAAAAAAAGAATATGAACTTCTAAGATTTTGTAACGGTATTGATTATCAAGTTACTGGTTCAGCATCTAGATTATTTGAATATTTCATAAGGAATAACCCGGATATTGACGAGATAAAAACTTACGCAGATCTTTCTCTTTTTTCTGGTGAAGTTTATTCAAGACTTGGTTTTATTTTTGATAGGAATAGTGGATTAAACTACTGGTGGGTAGTTGATGGTTTAAGGAAACATAGATTCGGGTATAATAAAAGAAAATTAGTTAGTTTGGGTTATGATCCAACACTAACCGAAGTTCAAATTATGCATTCTCAAAACTATTATAGAATTTGGGGTTGTGGTCAAGATAGGTGGATTTGGAAAAAAACTTCTAATTTCCTAGCTGCTTCTCGGTAATAATGATAAACTCAAATCCCTTTCTTTGACAATATTCAATCATGTATTTCCACTTTTGTAGGTTTTTATTGTAGGTCTTCAGGCTATATTCTAGGTTTCTGATTTGCTTTGAGTTCATATTCTCCCTAATAATAGGTTCAACAGTTTCAGAATGAGGTTTCACTTCAGCAACTACTTTAGAAAGAGTTCCATCGGGTCTTTGTAGCTCATAATAAAAATCAGGATAGTAAGTATGTTGTGTAGTCTCAAAATCTTTTCTTACAGAGCTCCATTCAGTTTTTTCATAAGGTATCTTAATATACTCTGAGCACCATCTTGTAATTTTATCATTAAGATCTAGGTAGATCATCATTTTTTTCTCTAGACCACTTCTATAATAAACTCCTCCTTCGTTGTTAGCTTTGATTAGTTTATCCGTGTTTTGTGGAACATACAATCCTTGATGGTATTTCTGTGTGTTGGTAGGTTTTTGGTTTAGCATATGTTTATATATAGAAGAAATGGGAATACTTCTAGATAAAGTTGAAAAGGACAACAACCTTAAACGGGTATCTATACCGGATGCCTATAAAGAAAATTCTGCTTTTTTCTATAATAAATACCGAGGTAGTGATAAAGAGGTCCAAAATACTCCATTTAGAGAGATTAGTTTTGGTGGATTTTATTTTTTTCATTACCGAGATGAATCAAACTGGATGGGGTATTCACCGGTATTTACAGTAGAGTTTAAGAAATTTGAAAATAAAATAATTATACTAGCACTAAACTTCAATTTTATACCACTAGAGTTTCGTGTAAGAATATTTGATAACTATATGATAGAGAATGATTTTACAAAAAATCGAGATCTAGAAGTAGATTTTCCAGGTATATACAACAAACTTCTACAAATTGGATTTGAATATAGTTTAGTTGAATACAATATGGCTCAGCTTATTCAATCACACAGAATTAATACGAATTTAGTTCCGAGGTTTTTATATTCAGGTCATCCGATTAATAAATATGATCCTAAAAAACTATATGAGATTATGCTTGCTAAAAAGGATAAACAAAAACAAAGAGATAGTGAGATGAAAAAGTTATCTCTTGAGCAGCTCTATAAAGAAGCCGAAGGTAAGAACTTCTCGCCAGTTGAGCTGAAGGAAAGATACGATAGAATCCAAAGAAATTTGGAAAAGTTCAACCAATAACAAAAAATTTAATATATAAAAATAAAGATTAAAAGTTTTTAATGGCATCATATAATCCACAAAATAGAGAAGGATCGGGACTCATTATGAGCTCTTCGGTTGAAAATCGTGGTCTTTTCTCACGGCTTCTAAGAAATCTCAGTTCGTGGGGTATGAAATACGACGATATGATCTTAAGAAACACCGTTGGTGTTAATATGAACGAAGATCCCTATTCTCAAAAAGATGGATCGTATTATGATTTTTTCTCACAAAGAGCAGTCGCTAGTATATTAAACAAAAAATCAATCCCTTATCTTGATAGATCCTATGTTGATAAAAGAAGGATACTTCGTGAATACTCCATTAAAGATTATCTAAGAGATTATGTTTCAAAAGTTGCTGAAGAAGCGATTATCTATAGTGAAAAAGATTTTTGTACCCCAAAAAACATATCTGCTTCATATTCACAAGAGATTAGAGATAAATACCAAGAGTTTTTTGAGAAAATCTATAATAAATACGGGTTTAATGATGGTATAACAGCATTTAACTTTATGAAAGATTTTTTGATCGATGGATATATAGCTATGGAAATTGTATGGGATGATAAAAAACAAAACATTGTTCATTTCAACAGATTAAAACCAGAAACTCTGGTTCCTGCTTATGAACCAAACATAGGAAATCTTTGGATTCAATTTCCTGAAGATCCACAGCTAAGAAGAATATTTTTAGATTCTCAAATAGTTTTTATATCTTATTCAACACAAAACGATTATACAGAAATCTCTTACTTAGAGGGTCTTATTAAACCCTACAACCAGCTTAAAGTTATTGAACAGGCTAGAATAATGTTTAACGTTATAAACGCTACACTATATCAACAATTTACGATTCCAGTTAAAGGACTTCCTCGTCAAAGAGCAGAAGAGCAAATCGGTCAGCTTATTTCTGATTATTCTGAAGAAGTTGAATGGGATGACACACTAGGCACTATTCAGATTAGTGGATCCAAACATTTACCCTACAACAAACAATATTGGTTTCCTGATAGTGAAGCTGGAACTCCTACTATGGAGATTAAACAGCCAACAGGCCACAACCTAAACGAAGATGTTATTCTGGGTTATTTCAAGAAAGGTTTACAATCAGCCTCGAAGATACCTTTTCAACGATTTGATGAAGCTAGTGGTGGTGGAACAATTTTTGAAGAGATCTCATCAATGACACGTGATGAAGTTGTCTTTGGTAACTTTATCAACCGTCTTCGTCAAATTTATAAAGAACTTATCGTAAAGCCGATAAGACTACAAATGTGTATGGAGTTCCCCGAACTTAAAGATGATGAAGTTTTCTTAAACGAATGTGATATTGTTTTCAACGTAAATCAGGTATTTGAGAACTGGAGAAAGCTATCTAATATGGACAAAAAAGTATCCATTGTGACTAATCTTTTAAGTATTATGAAAGATGATAGAACTTATTTCCACATTGATTATCTAATGGAGCATATTTATGGACTATCTCAAGAAGAGAGAAATGAGAATGAAAGATATTGGTTGAACAAAAAAGTAGAAGGTTCATCAGAAGCTACTCCTGATATGGGTGGAGTGCCCGAAGGTGGATCTCCCGAAATGGGAGCAGAGGCTCCACCAGCTGAGCCAGGAGCAGAGGCTCCACCAGCACAAGGGCCACCAGCTCAAGGACCACCAGCTCAAGGACCACCAGGTGGTGGTGAGACACCACCAGAAGGTGGAACAGAGTTTGAGTTCTAAGAGGTGACCTTAACCCCTGTGCGAGAAAGTATTCGTTTTTTAATCTCTATATTCTGAATAGGATATTCTACACCTAAAGATTTTTTGAGAGATTCTTTTCTTTTTGATTCAGAACATTTTCTACATTTATAATCTCCCCACTTGTTATCGTATTTGATGTAATTTTTGTAGATAACATCTTTTTCTATCCCACACGAATCACATTTACAACGAATTCTATGATGACTACCCGAAGTTAAAAGTTCAACAGGTATTGATATTTCTTGACCAAGCGCTGGGTCATACCCAAGATTCTCGAAATGATTGATGTTTTGCTCGGTTATTTTTACCTTTATTTCTTTTGTGATGATCATATATTTTTATATATATGAAAAGGATCACCCCCAAAAAAAATAAAAAACCACTATGAAAGACGAACTAATCAAATCAGAAACAGGACTTAAAAAAGAAGAAATCTCCCTACTAAGAGAGAGATTCATTCATCAATTTTGTAAAGATAAAGGTTGGAACCCAGAAAGTTTATCAACTGAGCAGTTATTAGAGATTTCTCAAAATCGAGAATATAAAAATCCCGGTCTTATTCTTGGCTAGGAAGTTGATCGTAATAGTCAATAAAATCAAGTAGATTTTCTCTATCGGCAAAGTATTCTAGAGATCCATCGATTTCAATAAAACACTCTTCACCGTCGTAGTGAATCTTTTCGTATTCTATTTCCATCTTATCAAGAACCATCTTTATATCATCAAGAGTAATTCCACCATCTGGATCTAGATAGTCACCTTCTTCATCAATAGCT